GCAGACTTTAGATTTACCGGTGCCCATTTCCATAAAGTACGCCCAATTCAAAGCTTTCCATGACAGCTTTAAAACATCGGCCTGATGGTCAAAGGGTTTCGTCTTAAACGTATAAGACATATTTCTCACTTTCTATTAACAATTCTTATATATAAACAGAATAATTAGGAGAAGTCAAAAAAAATAGTTTACAAGTATATTTAATTAGATTAACGTAATGAAACGTAAACAAGAAAGAGAGAACTCAATGGCAAACAAAGTATTTGTAGCACAAGAAAACCCCCGCGTAGATATTATATCTGCAACGAAATGGGGAGAATTGATTCCTTTAGCAAATTTTAATGATCAGCTTCACCTTAATACAGGGCGATTAGTTGCGCAGATTAAGCGTAAACTAAAAACTTTTGATGATGACGATTGGCTATTGGCTATCGGGGACCCCGCTATAATAGGCGTTGCATTTGCCATTGCTAGTGATTTTAACTCTGGTAGAGTTAATATTCTTAAATGGGATAAAATAGAGCGTATATATTATCCGGTTAGAATATCTATTCGAGGAGGAATCGAAGACCTTAACGTTTAACCTGAAGAGGATGTACTATAATGAGTGAAAAGAAAATCGATGTTTGGAGTGAGATTACAGCAGATGCAAATGCATTTAAGAATGTAACAACGGACGGAGGACAAGAACTAAGTCAATTAGTGAAATCAGCTTCCGATTTAATAAAAGACATCAAAGATAAAGAAGACGACCTCAAGCTTTTAAAAGCAAAAAAGCAACGGTATGAGTATGAATTAATCCCTGCAAAAATGGCTGAGATGGGCATAGATAAGTTAACGGTAGACGGTAATACTGTATCTTTAACTACCTTTGTTCAAGCTACCATGCCTAAAGATCCCATGGACAAAGAACGTGCCATAGGACATTTACGCGACATTGGCGCAGAAGATTTTATTAAAAACCAAGTACAAATTTCATTTGGTATTAATGAAGATAATTCCGCTCGTTCTTTGCAAGTAGAGCTTGAGAACAAAGGACACGACACTACGGCGCGTACATGGGTAGAACCATCGACTTTAAAAAAGTTGGTGCGTGAACGTGTGGAAGCTAATCAACCAATCGACCTAGAATTGTTTAAAGCATATGTAGGTCAAACAGCTAAAATAAAAGGGGAGAAATAATATGGCTGAAAAATTACCTGATCTAATAAAAGCCTTTGAGTCCGACGTAGGAAGCGGTTTTGAAGAAGTAACATCTTCTGATATTCAGATTCCTTTTTTAAGAATAATCCAAGCACTTAGTCCGCAACTAAAAAAGTCTGATGCGGGTTTTATAGAAGGTGCATCTTCTGGAGATATTTTTAATACTGTTACAAAGAAGACTTGGGAAGGAGAGAAAGGGGTAGCTGTTATACCTGTTTATTTCCAACTAAAATTTTTAGAATTTATTCCGCGTTCTCAGGGAGGTGGTTTTGTTTCAGAACTTTCTCCTTCTTCTGACGATGTACGTAAGGCCGTACGGGACACAGAATCAGGTCTAGAACTTTTAGAAAGTGGGAACGAATTAGTTCGTACCGCACAGCATTATGTAAAGATTGTTCATGAAGACGGCAATCTTGAGAACGCTATCATTGACATGAAAAAGACACAATTAAAAAAGTCTCGTCAATGGTTAAGCATAATGATGATGCAAAAGCATAACGGTAAAACATTACCATCGTTTGCTAATATGTATAAGTTAACATCTGTTGAGGATGGTAACGATAAAGGTTCTTGGAATTCATGGTCAATAAAACATGAAGGTCAAGTTTCTACAATGGAAGCTTATCAAGATGCAAAAGCTTTGCATTCAAGTGTGAGTAGCGGAGAATTAAAGCCCGCTCTTCCTATTGATACAGACGAAATTCCATTTTAGAGAGGATTGCCCCCATTGTCTCAAAAGATAGCGGGGGCATCTTTATACGTTATGCAAGAAAAAGCACAAAAATTTATAGAATTGTTTGCAGGTTTTAGTAGAGCTCATGGACAAACAGAGGTTATGGACTCTCAAAAAAATGGTAAGCAACAAGCGAAAAGCTTTATTGTTCGGGAACCGTTAACCGTTGATCTTGTACGCCTTCATCTAGAAGGGAAAAAAGGTGTAGGCAGTATACCAATCGATGAAAATAATCAATGCTTATTTGGAGCATTAGATATCGACGAATACGATTTAGACTTAGTAAAATTATTTAAGAAAATCAAACAGTTAAAGCTACCGTTGACCGTGTGCCGTTCTAAGTCAGGCGGTGCTCATTTATATATATTTTTAAGAGAGAAGGTCTCTGCTACAGAACTTAGAGATAGATTGTCAGAGTTTGCCTCTGCATTAGGCTATGGCCAATGCGAAATATTCCCTAAGCAAGAAGAAGTAATAGTGGAAAGAGGAGATGTAGGAAACTTTATAAATCTTCCTTATTTTAATGCTAAGTATACAACACGCTACGCTTTAAATAGTGAAGGCGATGATATAGGGTTTGACAAATTTTTAGCGAAGGCAGAAAAAAATAAAATTACATTAGAGAAATTAAGAGACTTACAGGTAGGCGTTAGTCAAAACCTTTTACCACAAGGCCCTCCTTGTCTACAACAACTGACAGAGTATGGAGTTCCAGAAGGTGGCCGTAATATGGTTATGCTTAATGTAGGGATGTTTTATAAGATGTCCAGTCCGGAAGCTTGGAAAGATTTATTAGAAAAGCATAATCAAGAGTATTGTAATCCTCCTCTACCGGCTAAAGAAATGGTAACCATACAAAACCAATTAGAGAAGAAAGAATATTATTATACCTGTAAGCAAGAACCTTTGCGGTCACATTGCAATAAGTCTATGTGCCGTTCTAGAAAATTTGGTATAGGAAGTGGTCAATCATTTCCTACCATCGGCGGACTCAGTGTGGTGGAATCGGAACCTCCTGTTTGGTTTATTGATGTGGATGGCGCACGGTTAGAATTAAGCACCCGGCAACTGCAGATGCAAGTAGACTTTCAACGTGCTTGTATGGAACAAATGTATAAAATGCCCGCACGGATGAAAGACAATGAGTGGAGAGAAATGATCGATGTGTTATTGGAAACAGCCACACGTATAGCTGTACCAGAAGAGTTAACACAAAAAGGACAGTTCCAAGAACTTCTGGAGATGTTTTGTACAGCGCGTCTGCAGGCTAGAAGTCCGGAAGAGATTATTACCGGTAAGCCGTGGACAGAGGAAGAGTATACGTATTTCAAGCTTAGTGCTCTCCAAGAGTTTTTAAAGAGACATAATTTTACGATCTATACCCGTGGTCAGATCACAGAAAGATTAAAAGAAATGAATAATGGCGGAACAGCCGACAAGCAGTTTCGTTTTAAAGATAATAAAGATAAGTGGCAGAGCGTACGGTGTTGGTTTATTCCTGAGATTAAAAAAGGTGAGGTGGATCTTCCGGCCGTTACTTTTAAACCGGATGAGGAAGCTCCTTTTTGAAAATAGAAAAAACAATATTAGGCCCTCCAGGTTGTGGTAAGACGCAAACAAATTCTAATCTTATTCAAGACTATATCCAAAGCGGTATAGAACCTCAGCGTATTGCTTGTGTGTCTTTTAGTAAGAAGGCGGCAAGAGAAAGTAAAGAACGTGTGTGCAAAGATTGGAATATCTTAGAAGAAGACTTGCCGTACTTTCGTACGCTACACTCCATGGCTTTTGGATCATTAGGGTTTAAAACTACCGATGTATTACGCGGTAAAGATATGAAAGAGATAGGTTATAAAGTAGGGCTAGACTTTGCGAGCAAGTCCACAGGTAAGGATACCGAAAGTGATTTTGAATGGATAGGGAATCAAAAAGGAGATGAGTACTTAAAAATTTATCAATTGTCCCGGAGCCGTTTAAAATCTTTGGAAGAAGTCTTTCAGGAGGAAGGGAACTACAATCTAATTTATTCTGAGTTAACGCGTTTGGTGGAGGCTTATGAGAACTATAAAAAAGTTAAAGGAAAAGTTGACTTTACGGATATGATAGAGCGGTTTATTGCGGAAGACCAATGTCCAGACATAGAAGCTTTAATAGTAGATGAAGCGCAAGACTTATCAACATTGCAGTGGAAGATGATTGATACTATTAGACAATCTCCTAACATACAGATATTTACCGGTGACGATGATCAGGCAATTATGAACTTTCAAGGAGCGGACGTACAAGCTTTTTTATCGGCAACCAAAGAAAAAGAAGTGTTAAATCAATCGTATCGTATTCCTGAAACGGTATGGGAACAAGCACAGCAGATAGTCACACGAATTGATGAGCGTGCTCCCAAAGAATGGCATCCTAAAAAAGAGAAGGGTTCTATCTCTTACCACAACTCATTAGAAGAAGTGCCGATTGAGACAGGAGAGTGGACTATATTAGCTTCTACTAATAGGCTGTTAGATCGGTATGCTTTGCAATTGCGGGAAGAAGGATGGATTTATAGTAGGCATGACCACCCAAGTGTACCAAGAAAATTGTATGATGCTATCTTATCGTGGGAATCTTTGTCAAAGGGCGAAGAGATTACCGTGAGTCAGGTAAGAAATATATACGACCACATGGTTGCTAATGAAGGATTTAAAAAAGGATTTGGTGGTAGGTCTAGAAAGTTTTTAGAATTACCTGCAGATATTTTAATACGCATGGATTATCTCAGAGATTACTTAGGGTTGTTGGTTGATGGATCCAAACGATGGCATCAGGTGTTGGGCAAAGTTGGTCTTAACACACAAAACTATTTATTAAACGCTTTAAAACGTGGAGATAATGTTAAAAGTCCTAGAATAAAATTAAGCACTATTCACTCAATGAAAGGTGGAGAGAGTGACAATATTTTGCTAATATCAGATATATCGTACGCGGCCTCTAAAGAAATGATTACGAGACCGTCAACGTTACACCGCATGTTTTATGTGGGAGTAACGCGTACAAAAGAAAATTTGCATATTATGCAACCAGAAACAGAAAGGTATTATGAGTTATGAGAGCTAAAGAAATTTTAAAAAAATCCGCTGAACTAGTAGGGGGAGAACGGTTAGAACAACATGGAGATTATAGACTTCTTCACGTAAGAATTGCTTCCTTATGGTCGGCTTATTTACACACAAAAGTCTCTCCTAAACAAGTTGCTTTTTGTATGACACTATTAAAAGTATCTAGAGACGAACAAGGAGTGTTTAATCCGGATGATGGCTTAGATGCCACAGCGTACACAGGACTTTGGGCGGCTTTAGCGGCAGACTATGGAAATGACGATGTATGAACAAGATTTATTTAATGAGCCTACGTGGACTCCGCCAAGTATTCTACCGGATTTATCGCAAGAAAAAATTATAGCTATTGATGTAGAAACTTCCGATCCAAATCTTTTAACATTAGGCCCAGGTTGGGCAAGGAACGATGGTCGGTTGATAGGGATTGCTGTAGCGTCTTCTAATTGGAAAGCGTACTTACCTTTTGGTCATGAGGGCGGCGGTAATATGTCCAAGAAAATGATAGTTACTTGGCTACAAGATCAACTTAAACATGGCATGTCGGTAGTCTTTCATAATGCACAATATGACTTAGGATGGTTAAGAACCGTAGGAATAGAAGTAAAAGGAAAAGTACTTGACACTATGATTGCCGCGCCTTTGTTAGATGAGAACCGGTTTTCTTATTCTCTTAATGCTCTAGGTTCCACCTATCTAGGAGAAAAGAAAAAAGAAGAGGAGCTCCGTATGGCGGCTAGTCAGCATGGAGTAGATGCTAAAAAAGAAATGTGGAAGTTGCCGGCCTCTAGAGTGGCGGGCTATGCGGAGACAGATGCTGTTTTAACATTAAATTTATGGCATGTATTAAGAAATAAGTTGGCGACCGAGAAATGCGGAAATATATTAGAAATGGAATTAAACCTCCTTCCTATTATCTTTGAGATGCGGTCAAAGGGTGTGCGTGTGGATCTAGAGAAAGCGGCAGAAACTAAAAAGTATCTCCAAACAAAAGAAAATACATTACTTTTAGAAGTAAAAAAAGAAACAGGAGTGGACATTGAACCGTGGACGGCGACTTCTTTAGCTTCAGCTTTTG